GCAGCAGCATAAGCAGCAGCATTCTGTTGAGCAACCAAACGTGCGGCATTCTCACCAAAAGCACGATTAGTCTCTGCTTCAGCAACACCCTGACGAGATCCACCATAAGCCCTAGCAGCAGTAGCTTGTGCGGCAGTACGTTGTTGTTCAAGTTGTCGTGAACGCTCTAAATCCTGCAAGCTTTGCTCAGTAACCGCCTGAGTATAAGGATTCATGTACTGCTGAATGTTCTGATTCAAGAATGAACCAGCACCAACATCACGAATATTAGCCCTAGCTTGAGGAGCAATCTGTCCTAAAGCTTCTGAAGTTATGTCAGCACCTGATACACCTTGCACGCCAACATCACGGATAGATGAACGAGCAAGTTGTGCAGCTTGTGCTCTTTCTGCGTCACCAGCAGTAACACCACCAAAACCCTGTGATGTATAACCTAAACCTTGAGCTTGTTGAGCAGGACCTGCGCCAACTCCAGAAAACATATTTGCAGGAGCAGCAGTCTGACCGCCATATCCTTGTGCCGTATAACCAGTAGCTTGAGCTAAAGAAGCAGGAGCCGCTTGTGCGCCACCAAACTGAGAAGCAGTGTAACCAGTACCAGTAGCTACATTAGTTGGTCCTGTTTGTGCTCCACCAAACTGTGATGCTGCACCTGCAGAAGAATACTGACCAGTAGTAGCGTTATAACCTTGTTGAGCAGCCAAGGCCGCAGGGTCTACATTTGCACCGCCATAAGCGTTATAAGTGACATTCTGTGGATTGTAGTTAGCAACACGACCAGCAGTATCAAATGCTGACCGCATACCAGTAAAGACCTCACCACGGGGGTCAGAGAACTGACGAGCAACATTAAATCCTGCTTGTTGGTCAGGAGTAAATCCTGCAAATTCACGAGCTTTTAAATTAGCCGCTGTATCTTGTACGCTTGCTAAGTTATTTAAATAAGCTTCTTTAAATTGAGGGTCTAGTTTTGACTCTGAACTTTGTTTGGAACTTGATAAACTCATTTTATATCTCCGTACTCAGAAAAACTCTTGTTTCAACTTTGTAGATCTTGCTCATAACCTTTTCCCATCCTTTGCGACCTGTCATGGTCATGTGACTACAACCTTCCATTTTTCCGTGTTTTTCTACGTATGGAAGTATTCTGATAACCTCATCCATGTCACCTGCAGCCAAGAATACATTGATGATTTTTCGCTTTGGATAGGAGATAATTTCGGTAACGAGAGCCGTGTTGATACCAGGCCATAATTGCATTTCATCTTTATTGAGGGCCATTGCGACATCCTCAAGACTATGCGTTTCGTTTCCGTATTCTAGCGCATTTAATAATAATTGCTCATTTTGCTGAAAATATGAAACCCACCATTTAGGGTCACCATTTTCTGTAAAACTACTGCAATCAATCATAATGCTGATGCTGTCAATATACCAATATTGCTAACCAAAATCTCATATCTAGTGCCGTTTGGACTAGAAATAATCAGTCTGTTTGGAGGGGTTATCTTGCGAGAGCCAATCTCCACATCCTGATTACGCTTGTAAATGTTTGTATCTTCAGACTCAATGATCCTGCGAACATTAGCCTGATCCCTAAGATCATAGGCAGGAGTAGGGCTAGGGAGCTTCAACGCATACCTCCTGGCTTGCCATCCAATCGAATAGTCCCAACACGCCAATCAGTATTGATGTTTCCTTCAATCTTGACTGCAATCTGTCTACCAGTAATACGTACAGAAGTAGGCGTATTCATGGTGTATGGACCATAGTTGTATTCAGTAGCATTGGGGTAAAACTTGGTGCTAAACCTAGCTTTTACATCACCCAAAGTGTTTTCATCAGGGACTAAGCCAACAATGTTAATTACTCTGTCGCCAGAAGCCAACTCTACAGGTCCTGACTCAGCAAATGGAACAGCTGAGTCGTATGTAAAACCAGTTTCATGGTCATATACATAAGAATCAGATGAAACCATCATTGGCTTATTAAACACTCCAGAATCAGTACCACAAGTCCTACCAAAGCTACCAATAGCCCAATGGTTCTCACGATAGTTGTAACTTACATAGGAATCATTCTCAACACTGGCTGAACTTGGATAGAACCACCAAACTTCACCATACATTGAGTTATGAACACAGTAAACCTTCGAGGCTTGCTGATAATTAATATTGTTAAAGATGTAGTCACCAACATCACAGGCTAAAGGCTTTACAAACCCATCAAACATCCAGAAGCCTGATTTAGACATCCAAATAGCTGAATTGTCAGTAGCCGCTACTGCTTGACGGGAAATAACGCCACATCCAGTACCAATGCGCTCAAATCCATAAACGTATGGTGGGCCAATATAAGTAGCCGAATGGACATCTACATCAGTAAACAAGATGGTAGCACCACGAACTCGCTTGCCACACATCAAAGAACCTAATGTGGTCAGATCAAAGTCACCAGCTTGATTGGTAGCACTTGGTGTCCAAGTCGTATTATTCTCTTGGTCAGACCATTGAACTTTACGAGGATTTCCACCTGCTCCAAGAGCAAATAAGAATCTTTCTTCAGTAACCACTAAACCAGAGTTTCCAGTTGGTGCATTTGTAATTGCAGCGGCTACAGTACCAGTATTTAACTGCCATTCGTAAAGCTTACCATCAGCGTTAGAACAAGCATTTAAATATTGACCCCAAGTATCCATACTCCATGTAGTAGCAGGAGTGTAGGAGCCAGTATCTGGTCTAGCAATACCATATGACGATGTTCCATATGTACCATAGCCATATCCTAGTTTTGCATCAGCATCTGCAATGCCAACAGTAAAAGAAGTTGGAGTAATGTCGTATGGAGTACCGCCTTCATTCAAAGCATATAACTTTGAGTGAGTGCCAACAGCAGTCCACCTAAGATTACTGTTATCACGCCATGCAAGTATTCCACGGGCAGAGCCTGTTAACTGGTTAGGAGATCTCTTTCTCCAACCACCAATAGGACGTAGTGTGTTCTGATACCAACGTACCAAATTAGAAGCGTTCCAGCGTCCCTTAGATTGGTACTCAGTACCATTCTTGTAAACACCTGCAGGGATGTTTAGTGGGATATACATTTATGCAATACCCCAGATGCGAACTTGACCTGCACCACCTGCACCACCAGCACCTGCGGTAAATCCAGAAGCACCTGCTCCACCACCGCCTCCACCACCGCCTGGGAATCCACCTGTACCACCATTACCACCATTAGCAGCGGCTTTACATGATCCACCACCACCACCAGTACCCATGCCAGTTACAGAACTAGTTGTACCTGCTGTACCATTTCCACCTGCAGTACCACCTGCGCCACCACCGCCAGTTGAATATGAATTGGAATCACCACCAGCACCACCTATGCCAGTAGCATTTCCACTATCCATCCCCGTACCACCACCGCCACCACCTGGACCATATAAAGATCCACCTGCAGCAGTTCCACTGTTTAAATATCCTTGACCACCACCGCCACCACCCCAAATAGCAGACCCACCGCCCCATGCACCACCTGTTGAAATATTAGATGATGAAGTTGCTCTTGCTAAACTTGGAGAACCACCAGTACCAGCCCCATTAGTAACATCATTAAATCCATTTCCACCAACTCCAGTATTTCCACCACCTCCACCACCACCAGAACTAGTTACATTGGATGTTGACCCACCTGCTCCTGCGCCACCACCATAAGCAACAATATTGTTAAATGATGAGCTACCGCCAGCAGCACCTGCAGTACCACCAGCAGCAATTGTTGCAGTTACAGAAGATCCCGCAGTTGGTGCATCAACAGTAGCAATAACTCTAGCTCCTGCGCCACCACCAGCAGGACCATAACGATACCCACCACTTGTGTTAACCACACCAGTACCGCCACCGCCTCCACCACCAACGGCATCAATAGTTAACTTTTGATAACCAGGTGGAATCGTAATAGATCCAGTAGAAGTTACTGTTAAGTTAAACGTATTGATAACAACAGACTTAAATGATGTTCCGTTACACAGAACTAACCGTACTTCTTTTGGATACATCACAAAGCTTGTCAACCCATCAATAGTTTCTGAGCTATTAGGATCTAGTGTTACGTTACCAGTACCTGAGTTACCAATATAAACCCACCATCCTGCACCCAATGTTGTGGCTGCAGTAAATGTCTGTGTAAAAGTACCACTGGTTACATCAATGTAGTAGCCATTGTCTGACAATGCTAAAACAGTATTGGATGTACGAGTAGACGTTGGGATACTAAAGTTACCACCAATAGGTGAGGCAGAAAAGTTAGTTCCATCAGACTTTAAGAAGTAACCTGCAGCACCTGCAGATGTAAGTCCTGTACCTCCGTTAGCAATAGGCAAAGTTCCTGTTACACCAGTAGTCAATGGCAAACCAGTAAGGTTAGTTGCCACACCAGATGTAGGTGTACCTAATAGTGGAGTCACCAATGTAGGAGAAGTGTTTAGAACAACAGATCCTGTGCCTGTTTTAGTTCCTACACCAGTACCACCTTTAGTTACTTTAAGTAAAGGACCAGTATCAAACAAGCCATCAATGGCGTCTAAGTCTGTATTGATCTTAGTACCCCATGTATCCGTAGATGCGCCTACCTCTGGTTTGGTAAGACCTAAGTTTGTGGTTGTTGTATCAGCCATGTTGACCTCTTAATTTACTGTAGTCCAAGTTTCTGATTGATCTGAAACATCAGTCCAACTTTCAGAAACGTCTGTAATTGTTGTCCAAGTTTCTGAAGTATCTGCTTCATTTTCCCATTTTTTTCTACCTGATGCAGTAATACTTGAAGAACTTGATGAGTTTGCCGATGTTACATATACAGCTACACCATTAGCAGATACTGTACTTTCTGGGAATATGATAACTATTGTTGAATAGACGCTAATTGCATATGCCGTTATGCCAGAAACAGCGTCAATGTTTGCACTTCCACCTGCACTATAGTTTGCACTTGTAATAACAGAAGAAGCAGAAGCACTTGTAGCACTTGCCGCCCCCAAATAGATGGCACTTGCACTTACTGAAGAAAGCGCATCAACATTTGCAGAGGCATCTTTAAACCCACCTGCAAGGGAAGAAAAAGGAGCTTCAGATAGTGCGTAAAAGCCAAACATTATTTAAGATGTCCATTTCCACCTAACCATGCAAACAAAGCAACTGTTCCTAGTCCGACAACCCAAAAGAACTTCTTAACAATGCTTTCGCCAATGCTAATGTAAACATTCTCAATTACTTTTTCAGTAACTTTTTCAACTAGCAATTCTAGTTGCTCATCAGTAAGAACAAGTTTTGTTTGCATGATTTATCAACCAGTATTACGAGCAGCTTCAGCCGCAGCCTGTGCCGCTTGATAAGCCGCAATAACTTCAGCAGTCCAAGCCGTATTGCAGATTGCAACAACATTGGCAGGAACGCCTGTTAAATCTTGTGCGGGGGTCAGGCTTGACCGATGATAGGTTTGGCTAATTTGGTTGCCATCTTCCATGATGCGTGTGGCTTCACGATAGAGAACCGTACCGTTTTCTTGAACAAGAATTTGGTCAATGACTGTTTGTTTTGTAAGTGACATTTTGATTTCCTTTTAAGTTAAGTGTCCGACTACGCTAATTATCTGGCGTAGTTATACGTTATAGGTAATAGTGATATTAAGATTTACAGTAGTTCCTGATGTGGTTGATGAATAAACCGATGTGTTATACGCACTACAAACGCCTGTCAATGTAAAACTTGCATTAACTAAAGCACCTGACTGGTACGGGATACTTGAACCTGCTGAAAATGGGACACCTGCCATTATTTCACCATTGGGATTTACAGAAACAGAGGTAGTTCCAGACACCACACCCGTAATACGCACTTGGCGACCAATTTTTTCATATCTACCAGAAGAAGAAAACGTACCCACCACAGTTAACCCAGCACCCTGAGTAGGTGTCCAAGTACCTTCTTCATAGTCATCTAGCGTATTAGCGTCTGTAGATGCTGATTGAGTTGCGGGGAATGCTATACCAGTACCAGTTGTTTGTGAACCACCTTGTAATGCTAATGTATAA